CTACCCGACTGTGGACACTGTGTGGACGTTTTGTGCGTCAGTTCCGCCACGTAGCGGATTGAGTGACACTGCGTCCTGTAAGTATTCAGGTGCGAAGTGAGCATAGGTCATGGTTTGCTCAATTCGTGAATGTCCCAGTATTCGTTGTAGCGTGATAATGCTTCCTCCGTTAATCATGAAGTGAGTGGCAAAACTGTGGCGAAGCGCATGTGTAGCCTGGCCGGATGGTAAATCTGGTTTAACATCCTTCATTATTTGCCGAAACTCTTTGTAATGGGCATCAGTAAACAGGAATCCGCGTTTATTGCCTGCAATCATTTCAGTCACTTCCTGTGATACAGGAACGGTGCGTGGCTTGTTTGTTTTGGTCTTCACAAACGTCACACGATTCTGAATGATATGTTCAGCTTTTAACTTCACTGCCTCACCCCATCTTGCCCCGGTACTCAGGCAAAGCACTGCAATCTTCTTGTTGTCCCCGTCCAGCCTTGAAAGCAGTAATGCGATTTCATCCTGCGTCAGGTATCCGGTTTCCGGTTGCTGCTCTTTAAGCCTTCTCATACCGCGGATCGGGTGTTCACCGCAGAATAATTCAGCTTCAATTAACGCTGTAAACATTCCACTCAGGCAGGTCAAATCACGGTTTATGCTTGCTGGTTTGATACCCAAACTCCGCCGTGCAGTGCTGTACTGACTGATGAGTGATTTCGTTATCTGAAATGCGCACGGATCGTCAGTTATTTTAATAAAGAGCTCAATTTTACTAAGATAATTCTTACCGTAATCCTCATGCTGCCCTTTTAGCTTCCACCAGACTTGAGTCAACTCTGACAGGCGGCGCTTATCAGTCGGTTTTGAGAGCCACTCTTTGTTGTGGTGGTTGTACTGGGTGTGCTTTTCAAATGCGACAGCCTCACTTTTCTTTTCAAACTTCCTACGGATGCGTTTTCCGTCGCGTCCGGTAGGCCTTATGTCCACTTCATAGCGACCATCATCGAGTTTCTTGATTGTCATAAGAAAGCTCTCCGATAAGTGCGACTATTTTTAACTGCTAACTCTTTTTGGTTGTGTTGTGCGTATTTTGCGACTAGCAGTAAACATTTGTAACGAATGTAACAGCGTTGAATTGTTAACCAGTCTTTTGGCCTGAGTGCTGCAAGGTTGTTGCGTCTTGCCCATAGTGTGCGAGGGCCGGTGCAATTTGACCGGATTCTGGGGATATCTGGTCAGTCATAAACCACATCGTATATTTCATGAATCTAGGGTGCTGCAAAACCTTCATCATCGCCTCTACGCCAGGGTTCTTGTCTCCGGCTTCGTAGGCAGAAAGTGAGCTATAAGCAACGCCAGTTAACTCACTGAATTGTTTTCGATTAATCCTTTCAGACTCTCTTATAAGCTTGATTTTTTCATGAACTGGGATTGACATGCGTTCTCCTATGGAAGATTATTCTCTCATCAGGGAATATTTCCCTTATTAGATTTAAGACCTCTAAAAGCGACTATTAGAGACTAAAGGCGATTATTAGCCCTATAGGAGAATCTATCAGATGAGAAAGCAGGTTGTAAGCACTACCGATGCTGTGCCTTATCAGGAGTTCGCCAGACTTATTGGCAAATCTGAAGCAGCAGTAAAGAAAATGATTGAGAAGGGCAAGCTACCGGTTGTTGAGATGACTGATCCTCAGTCTAGCTCTGGTCGTGCAGGTGAATACTGGGTTTATCTTCCAGCCTGGAATAACGGCATGAAAATGGCTTATGAAAGTCGCCCGAAAGAAATAAGGGAAGGGTGGTTGATGTGGTTAGGTCTTGGTGAGCCAGCATAATTTAAAAGGTGAATATTATGGATATGACGGAATGCCCTTCGCTTGCCAGTCTGCTGGTTCATGGCCAGAAAGTTACGCACCATGCGCACCAGCGCGGATGGATTGAAACCCCAGACGGTCGCTTTTTCCAGCCTAAAGCTACTGAAGTGCAATTTATTAAAAGTTGCCGCCTGCCGTTTATGTCTCGCCCACGTAACCCCCGTCGCTGGTTCGCCAGACTGATGGGCATCTTTGCTTAAAGAGAGTGCTGATGATGGCTACTGGACAGAGCAAACCAAAATCTGGGCGTGAAGCCTTTCTGGCACAACGGGCGCGACTCAGCGCCAGTCTGGCCAATGCCCGTGCCAACGATACAGCCAGCCGTTTCAACCGACTGGATGAGACACAAAGAAAGGTTGTTTTCATGCTGGCCAATGCAGCATCGCAACGGTTTAAGGAGCTGCCACAACTTACCCGCAATCAACTGGGGAATAGTTTTGAGAGCTTCAGCGAACAGGAGCGACGCAGCCTGATGCTTGGCATTAAACACCTGGCTGAATTAGCGGCCGCAATACCCTGGGAATTTTTGGATATTGCAGCCCCACATCATGAAGTGCAGGCGCAGCGAGACAAACCGCCAGCGTCGGAAACCACAATTAATTAATTCCTGATTCGACCCAAAAAGAAAACAGGCGCTAACGCGTCGGGCTTCCTGCACCCTGGAGAAAGTGAAAATGATTCGTTCGATTGTTAAATGGCCCGGTGGTAAAGGGCGCGTTATTCCTGATCTGTTGCCTCATTTGCCGAAAGCTGACTGCTTGATTGATCCGTTTGTAGGCGGCGCTTCTGTATTTCTTAATACGGATTATCGCCGTTATGTATTGGCCGATATAAACCCAGATTTAATTAATCTTTACCGAGAGGTAACCCGCCATCCTGAATTAGTAATTCATTCTGCAAGGTATTTATTTGAAAACTTCAACAGCCCTGACGGTTACGCAGAAATACGCAGAGCTTTTAATATCAAGGGCTTTTATTGCCATTCACCATTTGGCATGTCTGGCCTTCTGGCTATGTCTGCGAAAATTACCCGGGCAGCGCAGTTTCTTTATTTGAATCGCCACGGTTACAACGGGGTGGTGCGTTATAACCAGAGCGGTGGCTATAACGTTCCATTTGGTAACCATAAGAGTGCGCCTTATCTGCCTGAAGCGGAGATCCGTTTATTTGCTGAGAAAGCAAAGGACACAACAGCTATTTTTATGTGCTGTCCGTTTGAGGTGACGATTCAGGCAACAGCTAATAAAGATGCGGTTCTTTATTGTGATCCCCCATACCTGCCAGTAAGTGAAACGGCCAACTTTACCCAGTACCACAGCACACCATTCGGAGCGCCACAGCATCGTGAATTAGTCGCGGCACTGCTTGCCGCAAACATAAAACACGGCATTCCGGTTGTGCTTTCCAACAGTGACACAGCTGCAACCCGCGATATTTACAAAGCGTTCAATTTTCAGGAAATCAGCGTTAACCGTTCGGTTAGCTCAAAAGTCTCTACACGTGCAGCAGCCAAAGAAGTGATCGGCACCCTGAAGGTTTGCGCCGGATGTGGTCGCCACGGTGGCGGGCGCTGCCCTGACTGCGGCCCCTGCTGTGGCGATGCAACCTATAGAGAAATGATGGCAACGGCTGCGGCTTATGGCGTGGAGCCTTTCTGATGCTTGGCGCAATGCATGGTGAGTTATGGGCCGGTTATGACCCTGCAGCAGCCGGTGAGGATTTCACGGTTATTGCAGTAGTTGAGCGCATTTTTGAACGTCAGCAAATCAATTATATCCACGTTGTAGACGTTGAAGTTTTCGACGCTGCAGAGGGTTTGCACGTTCGCAGGCAACTGGAGTTTACAACTAAGTCAGAAGCAGACGACATAAGGCCCGGACAGACGCTTAATAATTTCGGGCAAATCCGGCATGAGTGAATTAGCCTGGCCATGGAATGCCCCCCGCGCAGCCATACTGCCTTATGTGCCTGAGCCAAAACAAATCGCCCCGACTTCCGGGGCGCAGTTGTTTCATCCAGCCGTCGAAAAACACATTGATGGTCTGTTTGAACGGGCGGGTTATAAGCCGGCAGAAGTCCGGGATCGTAATGCCTTAATACATGCCCTGGATAAACTTGAGCCGCGAGGTTTGCCGCTGGCCATTTATAAAGAACTGGTCGAACAGGACACTGCAGCTGCTCGAGCTATTGCTGAAAAATGGGCCGAGACTCCAGAGGGCGTGGAGCATCGTCTGAGTGATGAGCCGTTTTACATCCGTGAAGTGTGGCGCAAGAAAATAACCTGGTTGCGAGCCAATCGGGAGAGCCGACACGTTAATGATTTTTTTATGGGCACCGTGAAAAAATCATTACTGCGTCTTGATGTTGTGCGTTCAAAACAAGGCATAACAAATGATGCTTCCAGCGAGCTGGCTGCATACTGGCGTGGCCGTTGGGCGCATCTGGCTGGGTTCACCAAACGTGAAGCCTTGAGTGCGGCGCATGAGATTGCCGGACGGCTTGAAGAAATGTTTGCGACGGAATGCGCGGCGCTAGACCTCGACATTCACACCATGAGTGATAAAGAGCTGCACTGGCTTTATGCGCATCTGGGCCGTGAAATGCTTGCGCTACGTGTCACACCTCCTGCCTGGTCGAAGGAGTTCGACCGGGAGCGCATTTTTACCGCCATATTGCGCATGAGTTCGCCTGACTGGTGGGGCAGAAAAATCTGGCGTCTGCGCTGCGACTGGCGCGAAAACCAGTTACGCGCCACCGGCGCGGTACATAAAAAAGCGCATGCCTATGTTAGCGCATCCAGTCTGTCCGAATGGCAGGAGCAGCGACGTAAAAACCGTGAGTTCTTTAAAAGTCATGAACTGGTTGATGCAGACGGTAACGTTTCATCGTTAGAAGACATGATTAATAAGTCCACCTCTAACCCCGCGATACGTCGTCATGAGCTGATGGCCAGAATGGCCGGTGTTGAAATGGTCGCACAGCAGCGCGGTGATGTTGGTGTTTTCCTGACTATCACCTGTCCGTCGAAATATCACAGCAATATCCAGTCCGGGCACCATAACGCAAAGTGGAATCATTCGACTGTTGCAGAAGCCCAGCACTATTTATGCACTGTGTGGAGCCGTGCAACGTCTGCGTTGAAGCGTGACAAATTGCGGCCCTACGGCTTCCGGGTTGCCGAACCACATCACGACGGCACGCCGCACTGGCACGCGCTGTTATTCATGCCGCAATCCGAGGTAAAAGCCACAGTAGAAATTCTACGCCGCTATTTTATTGCAGTAGACCGTGAGGAGCTGGGACGTAATACCGGTGCCAGATTCAAGTCAAAAAAAATGGACCCGAGCAAGGGATCGGCTACTGCGTACATTGCTAAATATATTTCAAAGAATATTGATGGCCATGCGCTGGCTGGCGAGCTGGACACGGAAAGCGGCAGGCCATTAAACGAAACGGCCAAATACGCAATGGCGTGGGCATCCCTTCACCGCATCAGACAGTTCCAGCCATTAGGCCAGCCGCCAGTTACCGTTTACAGGGAGCTGCGCAAACTCAGTAATCAGCTTGTTAATCAGCAAAAAATCGCCAGTACGTTCAAGCGTGGCGCTGCCTTACTGTCTGATCCCGCAATGGATGCGGTTTGTGCGGCGGCTGATGTGGGCTGCTTTGCCAGTTACATCAATTATCAGGGAGGGGTGCTGATCCCCCGTGATAAATACGTGGTGCGCCTGGCATATCAGCCAGCTGAAGAAATGAATGATTACTGTGAAATCCCCGAAAAGGTTTTCGGTGTCTGGTCGCCTCGCCTGGGCGAGATATCCCGTATTTGTACCCGTCTTGTTAAGTGGACTATTCGCGCTAAAACTAACAGTGATGCAGTGGCCAAACGTGCCGCTGGTTTGGGGGTTGACGTTTCCCCGCCGACCTTGGGCGGCGCTTGGAGTTCTGTCAATAACTCTACGGACGGCGAAATAAACACCGATTTTGAGCCGGTAGAAGATGTAATGACAGAAGCATTTGAAGAAGAAATTACAGATTTTGAGGCAATGGATGATGCAACGCGGCGCAGGTTGTTGCGGCGGCTCCGGGAAACCCCGCCAGAACGGTCAAAAAACCGATCACCTTATAAACCGGGTAGTGAATTAGATATTGCATGGCGTGAAGCTGTGGCCAAAACGCAGGCCAGAGCCAATGCCGAACACGTCAGGCGGCAAGAAATGGCGCCTGCAATTGAGCGGATTTTAGCTGAAGGTGAATTGCAGCGCCTGGCGATAACCAGGACACAGGCAATTTCCCTGTTACAGGGCGGAAGTTTGGTCATTGGAAAAAGGATATACCGCGCAACCAGGTGCGGGGATTTACTCAGCAACCAGAAAACATCAACGGCACAAAGAATCAATAATCTCTGGAATTACCTGCAGGCGGCACATGGTGTAAATGTTTCTAAACTACGATTCGATCCGTTTGGGGAATATTCAAAACTTGCAGAACGGGATAAGCAGGCAGAGAAGATATAAAAAGCCCCGGCACTTATGAAGTAGTCGGGGCTTTTTTCAGGCTAACTGACCATTAAGCAAGTCACGGGCCAGTTGCTGCTCATCTGGCTTGAGTCGGTCGATTAAAAATTTAACCAGTTTATTACCCGTTAACCCGCTAGGACTGAGGGTATGCGAAAACGTCATATTCATCACAAATGTGTGCCCACATTCCACGACTGAGCAGGCGCAATAAATATCTGATATTTGTTGGTGTTTTCTGTTTGTCTTTTTGATGATTGCACGGGCGTTACACTCCGGACAAAAGACCCTGATACCTGACATGTTTCCAGCTCCGTGTTTCTTTGACTGGGTATATTTTACGTTTTTCCAGCTCATTTATCACCCTGAATAACAGAACTTTGCAGCGATTGTGCGAAATTAATATGTAAGTTTGCAGGGATTTCATTATCTGTATTCACGCTGTCACTGATAAGCTTTTGCACCGGGATCACCTCGTCACGCTGGTAAGCGTCGCGGGTTTTCGTGATGTCAGGAAATGAGCTGTTATTGTTCGGCATCATACCGGCGAGGCCTGGCGGGAAGCGGTGAGCGTTCAGAATGTCTTGCATACTGATATTTTTAATACTGACAAATTCATCCTTTGCGCCCATATCGCTGACCGGAATAAGTTGCACCCCTTTTTCCTTCCCGTTCGGGATGTTGATTAGCATGGATTTGAAGTTGCCGGCCCCCTTACCTTCAGCAATCTGCTTTCTCATCTCATCTTCCATTTCATCTGTCATGTTTGGGTCAGTGGTGTAAAGGATGTACCCCAGATGTGCGCCGTTTCGGTAATAGCGGCGACGGAAGGTTGTGGCTTCGTTGTTCAGCATGGCAGAACTGATACCACCGAGATAATCAGGCTTACCATAGACCTGCTGGCGCGTGTCATACAGTTTCACAAAGACGATGTCCTTTTGCGCGTACTCCAGATGGCCACCTTTCTGCAGTACATAAAATTTTCCGTCTTTACCCCGGCGGGTATACAGCGAGGGGAGAGGCACAAGGCCAATGACTTTGCCAAATGCATTGCGTAGTTTGAGCAAGGCCACGTCACCAAAAGTGAGCAGGTTTAGCACTGTGGCCTGAATATCATTCTGAAGCATACCGGCATTACTGATTAAATCAGCGGTGATCATGTTGGTACGCGCTCGCAAAATACCACCATGCTGGCCGTTAATATCAGGCAACTCTGCCAGTGCAAGCCGGTTGACTGGAGGCGTGTAATACAGGTTGGAGCTGTCGAAATACACCGGCTCATATTCAAGTGGGTTTAAGATGGCCCGTTCAGGGTTTCCAAAAGAGATCATCGACATTTTTTGCTGCGCCGGCGCGGTGTTTTCTGCCGTAACCATCGGTTTTTTATTCTTTCTGCTCATCACAAAATCCATCTTGATTTGCGTTTATGTTCGGTATTGAGCGGCTCATTCACCATCGCGTGAGCGATAGCCCAGAATGAGTCTGCATGTCCTGTTTCAACGGAACGTGTGGCGACAAACGTCATGGCATTGCCGCTGCTGGTTGTGGTGCGCTTGATGGCCATAAAACTGGCGGCAATATCTTTATCTTCCCGATCCCATTCAATGCGGTTACCTCCGACCGCATCAATCATCTTCAGTACCAGGCGGTTTTTGCTTTCGACGCTGTAATGAATGGGAACGGCTTCACGGGGCGCAAAGGCGCTGACAATATCGAATACCCCCGCGCCAATGCCGGTCACATCAATACCTATATAAGTCAGGTTGTACTGCTCTTTGATTTTCTTAATTTGTTCGGCCTGGAATTTGAAGGACAGGCCTGTCCAGGTCCATTTTTTCAGGACGCGGAATTTTTCAACGGCATAAAGCGGTACGGCAATAATCACAAATGTGGCGTTGTCTGTTGTGCGGCTGGGGTCATAGCCACCCCACACCTCACGATTACCAAACGGACGGGATTCATCAGATTTGAAGTCCTGCCACAATGCCGGGTCAGTGCCGCATTTCATCAACTGGTCGAAGGCAAAAACAGCGTCTTTATCATCGACAAACACGCACATGAACAGCATGTCGAATGCGGGCCCGCTGTAGCGGTCGCGCAGGTCGTTCACGTTAGCCAGGTTAAAACCAGCTTTTACAGCATCCTCAATGGTGACGATAAAGCGCCAGTGCTTATCCGGGCACAGGCGACCACCATCACGCAACTCTGCTTCAGTCGGGAATGCAATATCTTTACGTTCAGCCCGACCGCGCCGCCATTCATCACCTGTCCAGAATGGGTAGGCTTCGTGAGCTTTTGAGCTGGGCGTGGAAAAATAGGTAATGCGCCACTGATCATGTGTAGCCATCGCGCTGGCCACATCATTGAGTTTGCGAAATTTGGGTATCCAGAAATATTCATCAATGTAGACATTGGCGCTGTTGGATTGTGCTGTGTTGCTGTTGGTGCCGAGAAAACTCAGTTCTGCGCCATTGCTCAGTCGGATGGGGTTGCCAGTCAATTCCACGCCGAGAAACTTCTGGGCAATCTGGACGATGTAGGAACGGAACACCTCAGCCTGGCGCTTTGACGCTGACAAAAACACCTGCGGTTTACCGTTTAATATTGCATCTTCCAGTGCTTCACCGGCGAAATACCATGTCGCACCCAGCTGGCGGGACTTGAGCAGATTACGGATTTTCTGATGCAGGTTTTCACGTAGCGTCAGCTGATAGCCAAATAACACAGACACCCATTCTGCAAAGGAATCCGCGGTCAGATGGCTGATGTCATTTTTCTTTTTGCGGGCCTTACGCGCAGGCTTTTCGCCATCCTCAGTCTGGAGAATGGCTGTTGTGCCAGACGCAGCATACTGGGTTAGCTTTTCTTCACGCTTTGCCCGTTGCGCCATGAGTTTGATGTGATGGCCAACAAGTTGATCCAGTTCGCGCAGTTCTAAATCGGATTTCTTATCCCGGTCGGTCAGCAACTGAATGCGCCGCGCCAGAGCTGCTTCCACACCTTCTTCACTGAGCATGTCACGCCAGCTGAATTTTTCAGCCCAGTAATAAACGATGCGCACTGAAGGGAGTTTTAATTCCTCTTTGATTTCCTGTGGTGTCCATCGTTTCAGATACAGCTGGCGGGCAACGGCCCTGATTTCATCTGAGTATTTTTCTGCCATGTTCCCTCTGGCCAGTTTCCGTTTTTCCCCATTCTGACCATCTGGCATACCTGCCGCATTGCCTGCTTTTCGGTTTGGTTCGGTTGCACCGCTCCAACCGAATTTGTCCGAATTTGTGTGCGTGAAAGCCATCAGAAAACGGGGTTAACTACTGGTCAGGGAAGAAAAGGAACAGGGACGTTATGTCACGTTTACGCACAGACTGGGTTTGTATCGCCACATCAGGGAATACGGTTGATGGGCGAGAAATCAAGGAAGAATGGCTGCAGGAAGCGGCCGAGTTTTATAACCGCCAGGTTTACACCGGTCTGATGTGGCCGCGCCATGATGAAACGATGGAGCAACGTTCATGGAGCTATAACTATGGCGAAATCGACGCTGTAAAAGTTGAGAAGGTCGACGGCGTACTAAAGATGTACGCAAAGCTGATGCCGAATGACTGGCTTATTGCGACCAATGAAATGGGCCAGAAATTATTCACATCTGTTGAACTGATACCCAATTTCGCTAATAGCGGTAAGTACTATCTGATGGGACTGGCTGTGACCGACATTCCCGCAAGTCTCGGGACTGAGCGCCTGATGTTTAGCATTGATGGGCACGAGTCACCAGTGGTGCGCGGTAGCGTTGAAACCTTCTCACTCGGAGCGCTGAAAGAAGCGGATGAGCCAACCAGCACACGTGATAAATCGTTTCTGTCGCGTCTTTTCAGTCGCAACAAAGAAACCCAAACCCATAACACGGAAGAAGACGAAATGACCAAGGAACAGTTTGATGCGCTGATGGGGCGCATGGAAAAACAGGATACGGCTATCGCCGGCATTCAGGAACAGGTGAAAGCGTTCAGTGCTGGTGACAAGCCAGTTACAGAGCCAGAAAAGCCGGAAGAAAAACCAGTAGTAACGGGTATTACGGTTGAGCAGTTCACGCAGTTGGAAGGCAAGCTGGACTCAATTACCCAGAAGTTTGATGCGATGGCTGGTACCAGTACTACTAAACAGCCGGGTGAAAATCCAGGTGAAGAATTTAACGGCTGGCTGTAAGGAACAGGGATGAAACCAACTACCGAAATTTTAGTACAGCAGATTCGTAATGTACTGGCGAAGCAATACCAGGCTGACCCACAGCAGGTTTTACTGGGTAAATCATTTGCCATTACCGGGCCGCAGGAAGAAAAACTCTTAGGCGCTGTGCAGCAGAGTACCGAGTTTTTGCAGCTGATTAACATGCCGATGGTGACCGACATTGCGGGTGAGAAAGTCTTTTCCGGAATGCAGCGGAGCATCACTGGCCGTAAAAAAACGGGCCGTTTCCGCGCACTTGCTAATCCAGGCGGTGGCAAGTACACCTGCGTAGATACAGACAGTGGCGTCATTATTCCATGGAAAACAGCGGATACCTGGGCTCGTATGGGCGGTCAGTTTTTGGCGTTGTATGGGGCATACGTTCAGAAGCAAATTGCACTCGACCAGTTGATGATCGGCTGGAATGGTGTGTCTGTTGCTGATGATACCGACCCAGCTACACAAAAGCTGTTGGAAGATGTGAACAAAGGCTGGATGCAGTGGATGCGTGACAATCTGCCGAAAAACATCCTTACCGGTGGCAAAACTGCCGACAAAATCCACATCGGCACTGATAAAGATGCGGATTACACCAGTCTCGATCATCTGGCTTATGACCTGCGTCAGGGGCTTGATCCGGTTCACCGCCAGCGTACTGATTTAGTGTTGATGGTCGGTGCAGACCTCATCGCCAAAGAAGCGGATGCCGCCGGCAAAATGCATGGTCGTACCCCGACTGAGCGTTCCGCCATGAAGCAAATGGATCTGATGGGGTCATTCGGCGGTCTGCCTGCAACCATCCTGCCAAACTTCCCGGCGCGTGGTTGTGTCATCACGACTTATGAAAACCTTTCGCTCTATACCCAGGAAGGCTCTATGCGTCGTGCGTTTAAAGATGACGACGATCACAAAGGCCTGGTTGATTCTTATTACCGCAACGAAGCGTATGTGGTGGAAGACGAGACCCTGTTTGTGGGCCTTGAGCCTGGTAACGTCGTGCTGGAAGGCGACAAAGGCACCACTACCAATCCATAAGGGATAAATATGAGTTTATTTCGTGACCATCAGCGCCGTGTTGAAGCGGCGCAGGAGCTGAAGGCGGGAAATGTGGAGGCCGTTGTGGCCTCCCCAAACAGCCTGCATGTGCAGATTGCTGCGCTGCGTCTCGATGTAGAACGCCTGCGCAGCCATTCGCAACAACGTGCTGACCGCATCGCCATGAAGCGTGATGAGCTGTTGCCAAAGTGGAAGCCATGGGCCGAGCAATATCTGGAATCGGGTGAAGTGTTTAACAACCCGGTATTCAGTTACTGCGTGATTTGGCTGTTTGATACAGGTGAGTTGGAACAGGCGTTGGAATGGGCAGAAATTGCCATTGAGCAGGGCCAGGAAACGCCGGAGAACATCCGCACCGACTTTGCCCACTTTGCAGCTGATTACATGCTGGAGTGGGCAGAAACCGAAGCCGATAACGGTCGTTCTGTTGAGCCATATTTCAGCGCAGTTTCTGAATGTGTTCTTGAGCACTGGAAAGTTAACGAATTTGTACGGGCTAAATATCTGCGCTTTGCCGCACTGCATCTGCTGCGTGATGAAGATGGTATGCCATCCGTCACCGCAATTTCTGATGTTGAAAAACTGAAAGATGCTGATGCACTGCTGGGTAAGGCGACGGAAGTTAACCCGCGCATTCAGGTTACAACACTCCGCAATAAAATTGCCCAGCGATTACGCAAGCTGGCGCAAACGGAGTAACGAGCACCGAAGCGCCGACGGCTCGCAGGGGAGGCAACAGGCAACAGCCTTAATTGTCGTGGAGCCTGGTCTGAGCCGTCATTTCAGGGATGAATTATGTTCAGCGGTAACCCGATTGATTATCAGGATGTGCCGGTCACAAACGATGGTTTCTGGCCTGATTTGAACGTAAAGGATTTTCAGGACAGCCGCAGCATCCCGGCAGATATTTCACCTGCAACGGTTTCTGATGCACTGGTCAGTGCCATGGCGCAGGTGAATAACAGTCTGGTTATCCAGCGCCAGCGTTATATCGACAATGGATTTAACCGCGCTGCAGATGTGATCGGGCCTGCGTATCAGGGCACTAATCACATTGTCGCTCAGTACCGCAAAGCGGTATTTGCCAGGGCAAAAGCTGACCTGATGGGCGAATGGAAAAGCGTTGTGCGCGTGAAAGATGATGCACAGGCGGCAGGTACTGAAACGCAGGATGCATTACTGGCTGAAGCCAATTTTGCAGTGCGTAGCCTTAAGGGGCTTTCCCGTGTGGGGGTGTCCATCATATGACTCTGCTTGATTCGCTGACTGAGTTTGTAAAGAGCAACATGCCGAAACGCGCCATGGAAGGGTTTGAAAGCCTCATGGATGAGGTGCGTTTTGAGCCGGCAGCGCGTGACCTCGGGGCGGGCCAGTACCGGCTGTCCATTATGCAGTACACGGTTACGCTGGAATGGGCGCGTTTCCCCTTCCGGGTCTATGACCCACAGATAGCAATGGCACTGGTTCAGGTCTGGTATATGACCGAAGGTGCAAAGGCTATGGATAGCATCAATATGGACTGGGAACTGCCCGAGATTGATGTGGAGGTGGATGAGGATGAAACGGCCATTGTGTTAATCACAGGCAAATTGTCAGAGCCCGTGGATTTGCTGGAAGACCCGGACGGGCCAATACCTTTTGATGGTTGTCGCTGGCGTCTGGCTCAATCGTCAGTCTGGGTGGCAGAACAGGCAACAATGTTTGTGGGAAGCGGTGACGGTACATGGCCGGTGCAATCAGAGGTGAGTTAAATCCCTCTCAGCTAAAGGTGCTGAAAGATGCGCTGAAATCGCTGGAGCTGACACCGGCAAAGCGCCGACGGCTTTTATGGCGCCTGGCGAAGTATGGGCTGGTTGCGGCAGCAAAACGCAATGTGCGAAACCAGCAAACACCGGATGGCGTAGCGTGGCAAAAGCGCAAAACAAAGCGCAAAGGCAAGATGCTGCGCAATATGCCAAAGCTTATCCGGGTGCGCGAAATGCCGGAAATTGATGCAGTCAGACTGTATCTGAGCGGTGGCAGTTACCGAAACGGCCAGCGCGAAGTGCCAGCCGGCACGGTGGGTTACGCACAACAAAACGGCATGACCGCCACCATCAGTGCCCGCCAGTCTGCATCTTCATCAGGGCAGACCGGCCCGGCAACATTGCGGCAGGCAAAGCGTCTGCGTAAAGCCGGGTTTAAGGTGCGCAGCGGTAAACGGTGGAAAACACCAGGATTTAAAGAGATTCAGGAAAAGGTCAGCGCCGCTCAGGCGGGGTTGCTGATACGAAAGCTGGAGGGGACGCCAGCGAAAAAGACATGGACTGTCACCCTGCCTGCCCGTGAGTTTCTGGGTATTGGCGAGGATGATTTTATGAAAGCACTGGCGCGACAGCTGCAGGCAATAGGCTTTGGCTGGGACGTCAATGCACAGGATACGTAAGGGGAAGGGATGACCTGGCCAACTGTAGACGTCAATCAGCTGAATCAGCTGCAGGGCGAAACGAACGAAATTGAGCGCGTCATGTTGTTTGTCGGTTCGCTCAAGGCAACCGGCGGCACTGCAACTGCTGCCGTGCTCAGTGGTGGTGTGCTGGCAACCGGCGATAAAACCATTACCAAATTCACTGCTGTTACTGATGGCGCATTCAAACTGACCATTAACGGCACGTTAAAAAACGTCAGTGGTCTTGATTTGTCAGCAGTGACAACACTTGCTGAAGTGGCCACGGCGGTATCGGCAAAACTGAGCACACTGGCAACAGTGACATGGAATGACTCAGACAGTCGATTTGTGGTGACTACGCTGAATACGGGCGCAGCTGCAACGTTGACTGTAGCCACGGCAGGTTCATCAGGCACTGACCTGAGCGTTTTACTGAAACTGACCGCAGCTGCAGGTGCTGTTGTGGTGCCTGGCCATGCGGGGGCGTCTGTGCCCAATGCAGGGAAAGTGCTGCCGGTTAACACGCAGACCGATTTTGATGTGTTGCTGGGCGCTGGAAATAGCGTTCTTAAAACTGACCTGCAGGCCGCGATGCGTAATGCTGGCCAGAACTGGTTTGCTTATGTCTGGGTGATGGATGGTTCCAGCCCTTCCGGGACATTTGCTGATGCGGTGAAGGCTGCGCAGGCGGTTTGCTCGGTGGAAGGTGTGGTGCTTTGCGACGAAATTGCCGCTAAAGACGACATTACACTGGCGGGAACGCTGATTGCGGATGTGCTGGCTAAATACCAGCGTTGGATCCATGTGTATCTGTCTGTGCAGGGTGTTCAGAAAACGGAAGCCTGGGCAGATTATCTTGCTCGCGTCACTGCGTATCAGGATGGTATCGCGGATGCTGGCGTTACGCTTATCCCGCGTCTGTTTGGTGCAGAGCCAGGCGTTTATGTCGGTCGTCTGTGCAACCGGGCAGTGACCATCGCAGACAGTCCGGCGCGGGTAAAAACCGGGCCAGTTGTCGGGCTGAACAGTACCGGCAATAAACCCGTTGATAAAGACGGTAACGAGCTGGGGCTGGATACCCTGCAGGCGCTCAGTAAGGCGCGATTCAGTGTGCCGATGTGGTACCCGGATTATGACGGTTATTACTGGTCTGATGGCATCACACTGGATGCCGAGGGCGGTGATTATCAGGCGATTGAAAACAAACGTGTTGTTGACAAGGTGTGTCGCCGTGTCCGTTTACTAGCCATCGCAAAAATTGCTGACCGTTCGCTGAACTCCACGCCGACCAGCATGGCATCACATCAGCAGTATTTCGCCGGCCCGATGCGTGAAATGTCCCGCACGATGCGCATTCAGGGTGTCACATTCCCCGGTGAAGTTATGCCACCACAGGACGGTGATGTACAAATCCTATGGCGCAGCAAAACGCAGGTGGAAATTTACATCATCGTGCGCACCTACGAATGCCCGAAAGGAATCAAGGCGTCTGTCATGCTGGATTTAAGTTTACAGGGAGGTAATGCCTGATGAGTCAGCGCATTTCTGGTCAGTCCGTTGACTGCAGTTTTGACGGTGAACTGATCCATTTCGATAAAATTTCGCTCGATATTACTGATAACACAGCCGCTGCGCAGACGCGCGGTGTTCCTGATGGCTATGTATCGGGTGATGTGGCCGCAGATGGCGAGGTGGAGTTTTCTTCTCGCGTACTGAAAGACCAGCTGACACCTATTGCTGCTCGTGCAGGTTCATGGCGTGGCATCCCGACGTTTGACGTGATGTGGTATGCAAAAGCCGGTGACGAAGAACTGAAAGTGGAGGCGTTCGGCTGCAAATTGCTGATCACTTCCATTCTGGATGTCGATCCAAAGGGCGGCTCCACCATGTCACATAAAGCAAAATTCATCGTGACTAACCCGGAGTTTGTGAAAATCAACGGCGTTCCAGTGTTATCTGCCGACGATGTACGCAATCTGATTGGGTGAGACATGCAGGAACACGAAAAAACGCTCTATACCCTGTTGGCCATCGGTTGTCTTGGCGCACTGGGTAAGATGCTCGATGGCAATGATCCGATTACTCCGCGCCTCTTTTTCTCGCGCGTGATTATCGGCAGCCTGACATCGACAGCCGCCGGTGCGGTGCTACTTCAGGTTCCCGGTGCCAGTCCACTGACCATTATCGGTTTGGGGGCAGCGCTGGGGATCGGTGGGCATCAGGCTCTGGAAATCTGGTTACGTCGGAAAAATAAGGATAGCGAATGAGCAATGGATTTGTATTTGGCAAGCGCAGTGAAGACAACCTGCGCGGTGTCAATCTGAAGCTGGCTATGGTGGTGCGTCGTGCCCTGCAGCTGACGACGGTTGATTTTACCGTTATCGAAGGTCTGCGCACGGCAGAACGCCAGCGCCAGCTGTATGCAGAGCACAAAACCAAAGTCACCCACAGCAAACATCAGGACGGGCTTGCTGTGGATTTATTCCCGGTTGGCGGTACCTGGAAAGTGGCTGAATTTATCCCGGTGCACCACGCCATGCAGCAGGCAGCAGACGAGCTGGGTATTCGCATTCGTTGGGGCGGTGATTTTAACGGTGACGGCCACGAAGTGGGCAATGACAACTGGGATTGCCCGCATTTCGAGCTGCGCTAATGAGCCGCGCAACACTTTGGGCGCTCATCATTGGTCTGGCCGCAGGCTGGTTTTGTCGGGGCTGGGAGCAGGATTCTGTGCAGCTGACCATCAATACAGCCGCACAAAAAACCGGTGAGAAGTTGCGTGATGAACTGGTTGTGATTGCAGCGGATTCAGCACGCCAGCTGGAAACAAAAATCGAAGGGCTGAAGAATGCACAGCCAAATGAAATACGTAGCGAAATTTATAAGCCGGTTTTCACTAACGTTTGCGTCTCTGATGATTTTGTCCGGATGTACAACGATGCAGCCAGTGCGGCAGAACGTGCCTTATCAGGAAAACCTGCTGACGAAGTGCCCGGAAAAACTGCCGCGCCTGCATGGGAAAGCAGGCACTGATTTATCTGCTGCTTTATTGCTTTATCAGGATATTTACCCGGTGTGTGCTGCTCGGCATAACACTCTTATTAATGAGATTTTTTTGCGAAGGAAAGCGAACAATGAGTAAAGAACAAATTATCGTCCTGGGTGTTTCCGGTACTGACCTGACGTTTAAACCGACCATGCAGGATTACAACAAATTCGTAAACGAAATGATGCCAGACAACAAGATTGCACCGGCTCATAACTACCTGCGCCGCATCGTTGATAAAGAATCAAAAGATGCGCTGACCGCACTTCTTGAGAAGCCAGGCGCTGCGCTGCAGCTGGCGGCAAAGGTTAATGACCAGTTTGTGCCTGAGCTGGAAATCGAAGTAAAAAACTAACGGCGCGGGTTCGCGCTATTGAGCACAACGGGCTGGAGCAGTATCTGATACTGCGCCGCCACTGGTTGCCAGAGGAAGGCGACAATCCGGACAGCATTGCTGCGGCTATCTGGCTGGATAATCGTCACTGGGAGAATTTGCGTAAAGCCACTGCAGGTGGAATTGCGCTGGCATTAAACGGTGACAAATGAGCGCACAACTCGACTTTACCCTTGCACTGATTGATAAAATCACCCGGCCTCTCAAACAGGCAGAGGCCGGGGTTAAAGGCTTTGCCAGTAAATCTACTCAGGCATTCAGCAACATTGCCGTGGGAGGTGCGGGTCTGTTTGGTGTCGGCATGGGCATTAAAGCGGTGCTACAGCCGGCGCATGAAATGAATATGGCGCTGGGCGAAGTGCGCAGCCTGGGCACAGCTGAGAACGCGCTTAATTCCCTGCGCGATGCTGCCATGAATTTTTCGATTGCTTACGGCGGCAGCGCCACCGATTTTGTGAAATCCTCCTACGATATTCAGTCTGCTATTTCCGGCCTTGCCGGTGATGACCTTGCGTCATTCACTAACGCATCCAACGTACTGGCCAAAGCGACCAAAGCCGATGCAGGCACCATTACTTCCTATATGGGCACCATGTACGGCATCTTTGCCAAAGATGCGGCAGCGATGGGCAATGCCAAATGGGTGGAAGATATCGCAGGCAAAACCGCCATTGCGGTGAAAATGTTCAAAACATCCGGTAATGAAATGGCCGGCGCATTCACAGCACTGGGAGCCTCTGCGACATCTTCAGGCGCGGGTGTATCTGAACAGTTCGCCATTCTGGGCCAGCTGCAGTCCACCATGTCAGGCTCTGAAGCCGGCACTAAATACAAATCTTTCCTCGCCGGTGTTGGCGGTGCGCAAAAAGCGCTGGGACTGGCGTTCACCGATGCCAGCGGCAAAATGAAAAGTACGCCGCAAATTCTGGACTTGATCCGGGGGAAATATGGCGACCTGAGCAAAGTGGCGGATTCCGATCTCATCAAAAAGGCATTCGGCTCTGATGAAGCGGTGGCCATGATTAAGCTGCTTATCAATAACACCGATACCCTGAAGGGAAACATCAACGCCATCGGCAACACTAAAGGCCTGGACTACGCCGTCAACATGGCCAAAAACATGGTTGATCCGTGGGAACGGCTGACGGCATACATGGATGCTATCCGGATAGTGATTGGCGCAACCCTGTTACCAACTATTTACCCGCTGCTGAATGGCGTGGCTGATACCGGAAAACAGTTTATGCGCTGGCAGGCCATCTTCCCGCATATCACCAAAGCGATCGGGCTGATGGTGATGGCGATGCTGAGTCTGGGCGCAGCTGGTTCCGTCGCTAATATTGCAATCGGCGTACACCGTTTTGCCATGCTGGGGCTAAAAAGCGTACTGGGGCCGGTTGCCCGTCTGCTGGGATTAAACCGCCTGGCGATGCTCGCCGGGAATCAGGCAACCATCATTTTCAGTGCCGGTTTAAAAATGGTTCGGGGGGCAATTCTTGCCACGAGCATGGCGGCCAGAATGGGGGCAGCATCGTTTCTGATGATGGCATGGCCTGTTGCACTGGTTGTGGGCGCAATCGCTGCACTGGTTGCTGCTGTGTATGTATTCTGGCAACCCATCAAGGCGTTTGTCAGTGGTTTTATCAGTGGGTTCAGCGAGGCATTCAGCGCATTAACGCCGTTCGCTGGCATGTTTGATGTGATTGCAACGGCTATTTCCCCGGTATGGAATGGTATCAAAACACTGTTTGGCTGGTTTTCCAGTCTGCTTTCGCCAATCCAGATGTCAGCCGGTGAGCTGAATAATGTCACCAGTGCCGGCCAGGCATGTGGGCAATTTGTTGCGCAGGCCATCGGTCTGATCCTTTCACCGATTCAGCTTGTTATCACGCAGTTTGGCCATTTGTTTGATGCGATGGGCATTATTAAACAGGGCTGGCTGGATGTGATCGCCGTGTTCAATCTGGCATCACCGGTTGAGTCGTTTCAGAAAATGGGCGAAGTCATCAGCAATGTTTTTGCAGGGTTATGGGATGTCATTAAGGCGTCTTTCTCTGACACGTACAACTGGATTGTTGAAAAGCTGAACATGCTGCCGGGTGTCAGTATTGAAGCCATGAATATTGCCAGTACATCAACTACTGCAGCCATGCCAACAGCCGCCGCGCTGACAACCGGTGGCGCAGCTGCTGCGCCGGCATCATTCACACCGGATTTGTTGACCGGTGGAACGGTTCAGGGAGTAGGCAGCAAAGGTGTGCTGGCTGGCGGTGCGGTGAGTAGCGGGCAGACCACCATTGACCAGCGAAAAACCTTTGGTGATACCACCATCCAGGTGCAGCAGATGCCAACCCCAACACAGTTGCGTGAATGGCAGGAAACGCAGGGATGAGTGATTTATTTATAGATTTGCTCATTACCGGCGGCGATATCGTGCTGAATGCCGGCAATGAGCCAATGACCTGCAATAACCGCTACAGCATCGGGCAGGACCTGGTGCATGCAGTGATGGAAAGCGGTCTGGCCACAGCGTTAATTGCAGAGCGCAGCCCGACACTGCGCAGCGATATTTTCACTCAGATAATTCTGCTGGTTGAAAATGATGAACGGATTGTTCCGGGAACGGTAGAGGTGGAAGAAGAAAGCCTGACCAGGCTGTTTATCACCGGTGACACCTATGATTTTGGGCCGCTATCCGAGGGAGTGGATTATGGAAAAGCCGAAGGCTGATTTTGAAAAAGTCCTGCAGGATGCAGGAATGCCGGTCACTGAAGAAGCCGTAAAAGCGGAATTTAACCGCCTGGTGAAAGCCGAGGGGTTTGTGACGAATACCTCCCGCATGTCTCCGTTCTGGCGTCTGGTGACGGCATTAATCACTACGCCGGTAATGTGGATCATCAGCGCACTGATTAACATTGTGATGGCCAACATGTTTGTGGCCACTGCGACCGGCTCGCTTTTGCGTCTGCTGGCGTGGGGGCTGAATGTCACACCGAAACCCGCCAGCGCGGCGCAGGGGGTAGTGCGTTTTACCAAAATTACCGCCGGCCAGGTGGCAACAGTGCCAGCCGGTACGGTTGTGCAGACTGAGCGGATTAATGGCGTTATTTATCAGCTTGCCGTCACCGCTGACACAATCATCCCTGCAAACGTCGCTTCAGCTCTGGTGCCAGTACAGGCCAATGGCGCGGGGGCTGCATGGAATCTGGCCCCCGGTTATTACCGTATTTTGCCGGTGGCCGTGCCTGGCATTGCCAGCGCGGTGACAGAGGATGACTGGTTGACGCAACCGGGTGGCGATGACGAATCAGATGATGAACTGCGCGAACGTTGCCGCAACCAGTTCAACCTGGTAGGTAATTACCACACCGACGCGATTTACCGCAGCATGATTGCGGAAGTGGTGGCGCTGTCAGTGGATCGCATCTTCTTTAAGCATGACGCACCGCGCGGGCCCGGTACGGCAAACGCATATCTGCTGCTCGACAGTGGCCAGGCATCGCAGCCGTTTATTGATGCGGTCAATGATTTTATTAATACCCAGGGGCATCACGGCCATGGCGATGATATGCAATGCATGGCCATGCCCGAAACGCACCGTGACCTGACGGCAACGGTGTACGTGGTCAATCTTTCCAACCTGAGCGACGAAGCGCAGGCCGCGCTAAAAAGTGATGTCGAAAGTCTGATCCGTTGCGCATTTCGTGAAAATACCGCCTGGGATGTGGTGAAGACATGGCCTTATTCGCGTTTCTCATTTTCACAGCTTGGCAGGGAGTTGCACGAATTACTGAGCGGTGTCGATTCGGTGGAGTTTTCCATCAAAGACATCACCAGTCAGTTGGAAGTGCCGCGCCTGACATCGCTCACTGTGGAGCTGAAGAATGCCTGATTTCACTAAGCTAAAACTTCCGTTCTGGATGGATAAAGGCGAGCTGGCAAAGTTGTTGTCTGGCTGCAAAAAGTTCTGGCAGTGGCTGTATGACTGGTTGTTGTGGCCATCAAAACAATTCGATCCCCTGACGTGCCCGGAAGCCATCCTGAATCTGCTGGCGTGGGAACGGGATATTACCCGGTTCAGTAGCGAGCCGCTCGACCTGTTCAGAAAGCGTGTGGCCTATGCCTGGATAAATGCGCGTGATGCGGGCAGCGTCGAAGGATTCATTGAGATATTTCACCGGCTGGGCATTGGTTATGTGGAGCTTCAGGAACGCCAGCAGGGCAAGGACTGGGACGTTATCACCATCCGGGTGAGTGATGGCCAGATAGCGGCAAATGGTGCGCTGTTACGGGAAATTATTCGCCAGTATGGACGTACCTGCCGCCGCTATGAATATGAAGTGATCACCATTAACGAACTGGATGTTCGTGCCGGGTGGTTCACAGGTGATTACGTGGTTTATACCGCATCAAAATAAGATTTCAGGGAAGAAAACATGTCACAGACCGTTATCACTACAGCTTTTGAGGCGCTAAAAGCGCAACAGGCTGCAGCCAATATCCCCGTTGTACTGGATGAATTTGTGTTTGCCAATGTTCCAAATCTGAACATCACAGACGCTATCGATCCCGCTGAGGCGATGCCAACTGCAGGGCAGATTGTCCATCGTGCAGGCGTGGGAAAAACCGGTGTGGTGAATGCTAACGCCGTGGTGTATTCCATCACGCTGGGCGCGGATGTCGGCGATTTTGATTTTAACTGGGTGGGGCTGAGAGATAAGACCAGCAACACGCTGGCCATGATTATTCATGCCCCATTACAGCAGAAGGTAAAAAACAACGCCGGCACTCAGGGTAACGTGCTGACACGTTCATTTCTGATGGAGTACGGCGGGGCAAAAAAAGAAACACAAATCACCACGCCTGCAGGTACCTGGCAGATTGATTTTACTGCGCGTCTGGCGGGGATGGACGAGCGTCACCGGGTTGAAAATATCGATGTTTATGGCTCTGGTGCCTTTATCGGGGAGGGTTTTCTGGTTAAGCGTTCCGGGAACAATTACAGCGTCACTGCCGGTGCAGGGTATGTCGGGGGGGTGCGTGCGGAACTGACGGCAGACGAGGCGCTGACAGTGACCACTAAGCCAGTAAAAGTCTGGGTTGATACCAGTTTTACCGGAACGCTGACCAGTGTCTGGCAGGTGAGTACAGTGGTTACCTTGGCTGATACGCTGGCTGATTACGTGAAAAATGATGTAAATCATTATGTGTTTGCGGTTGCTCAGATTAACGCTGACGGTTCTGTGATTGACTTAAGAAAGATTGGCAGTAATACCGATGATTTACTGGCGAAACATATTGCTGAACGTAATGCACATCCGCAGTATGCTTTTAAGGACTCACCACAATTAACAGGTAAGCCAGAAGCCCCGACTGCCTCTGCCACAACGAATGATACCCAAATAGCTACGACAGCATTTGTTAACGCGGCTATTTCGGCTTTAGTCGCTTCCTCCCCAGAGAAACTGGACACATTAAACGAACTGGCCGCCGCGCTGGGAAACGATGCTAATTTTGCCGTCACTGTGATGGCGATGCTTGCTGGCAAAGCTCCACTGGATAGCCCATCACTGTCGGGTACACCTACAGTACCTAATGCAAATCAGGACGAAATTGACCTGCGAATTGCCAATACATCTTTTGTTGCGCAAGCAATCGCGGAATTAAACGGTGGAGCACCTTCCACCTTAAATACTCTGAAGAAACTGGCAGATGCGCTTTCATTTAAGGCATCACTGGCAAGCCCGACATTTTCCGGAGCGCCGATGGCACCCACTCCTTTGGCCGGGACTAACACGCAACAACTGGCGACAACCGAATTTGTTCACGCTGCAGTGGCGGCGCTTGTCAACTCTTCACCAGCAGCTCTGGACACGCTAAAAGAACTGGCTGATGCGCTGGGAAATGATGCTAACTTTTCCACCACTATTACTACGGCACTGGCAGCAAAGGCGTCACTAGACAGTCCATCATTTACAGGAACCCCTGCAGTACCTAATGCAAATCAGGACGAAATTGACCTG